TCCACCGCCTGCTTTTGAAACCATACTGGCATTACCAATAATTGTGTTTTCAATATACTCGGCATCCCAACCATTTAGGAAAGATGTTTCAGCAAGACCAGTTAAATAATCGGCAACCGTAGGGTCAGAGGCGTTAATACCCATGCCATTGGCAATACCAGATACTGTAACTTTATATTGATTGACTCTATCTTGATACCACTTTTCACCATACTTTTGTCTGCCTACAAGATTGGCAGCAACTGTTGGACCCTTGCTTAGATACCAGTCACTGCTGGTAATCATATCTGCAATAGCATCAGCGTTGTAAATAAACTCACCAGTTGTTGGGTTTCTTACAGCATCGTAGATAGCCTTTAACTGTGGTTCGTTCTTAAGTAAATTAATAATCCATGTTGCTACTGGAGGATTCTTAGTAGTTGATTTATTAACTGTTCCTTGATTTAAAAAAGGATTTGAAGGAAAACCTATAGCCATTTCTTCAGGTGTAGCCATTAGCCTCTAACTCCTAACGCCTTTTCAAGGGCAGAGCCAAACACATTATTAGTTTGCATCTCTGCATATAGTGGGTCTTTTTGAGCACGCTTCTTAACAAGCGCTGCAGCCTCAGCCTCACCAAATCCTGGAGTTGTAACTGTAACTCTCTTACCACCAACAGACTTAGTTTCTGTCTTAGTAGGAGCCTTAAGTTGTTTCTCTTTAATTAACTTAGCAAACTCATCTGCCTGAGTGTCATCAACAATACGACCAGTGTATGCTTCTATGCCTTGTTTAAACAAAGCCTTAGAGTTTTCTTCTTTCATCAACTGAACTTGGTATGAAGGTCCGCCTCCACCACCGCCCCATAGTCCGCGTTGGATATTTAATAAATCATAAGGGCTAAGTTTTTGTCCTAGGCGATTAGCGTTTAGGGACTCTTGACCCCATGCTTCCCACTGTTTCTGTAGTTCAGGTAGTCCTGCATCAGCGCTTACAACACCAGCATCTACAAGGGTTTTCTTCCACTTGTTTAACTCTGTTGCATCGGCAATAGGAAATCTTTGCTTCCACTCTGTTATTGATATTACACCACTGGCTTCTCTTGCAGTAGGTTTTCTACGGCGCACCTTGTCAGTTTCTCCACCAACATATACGCCAGTTGTTCCCATGTTTGTAAGAGTATTATTGCCAAAAATTGCTGCAGCATTGAAGTTAGGGTTTTTTAAAATCTGCTGTCCTGCTGAAGTAGATAGCAGGCTTTGAACATCAATTCCATTTGCTTCCATTTGTGCGAACTGTAATTGGCTATTTAAAGTTGCTTCTTCTTGAAGTGCTTTTTCTTGGGCAGCAGTTTGTTCTTCATCGTCACCAAAAATGCTATCTATAATGTTGATACCAGTTGCAAGGGCAGCAGCACCAAATACTCTTTTAGGTGTAATTATTTTACGCTTTTTAACTCCCTCTTCGCCAGCCTCTGCTGCAACCTTTGTTGCTTTACGGGCAGTAACAGCCTTGGCTAAACCTTTGGCAGCCTGTGCTCCTTTGAGCGCAGCAGCACCAATACCAGCAAATGCAGCGCCACCAAGAACTTCAGTAACGCCCCGCTCACGGAACATGCTTAATTTTTCTGGGTCGTCAAGTTCGTCTAATAAGTTTTCTAATTCATCCTGTGAAAGCATATCCCTGTAGTTAGGGTATTTATCTTTGATAAGTTCTAATTTTTGTTTTTCGGTCATATTCCTATCCCAAGGTCACAGGGTCATTTTGTAAAAAGCGATTAAAGAAATCCTCAAACTCTGGCGAACCAGTTTTTAATTGATAGATTACTGAGTTCCAGTAGCCATCTAAATCAGCATTATCTTCAGCAGCAAGCGTAGATGCTGCGCCATAAGACTTACGAGTTTGTAACTCACGGGCTACTTGTCCTCTTGCCTGTAGGTAGATAGCCATTGCTTGTACTACCTGACGGTTACCGTTATCTGACATCCACTTTGGATTAGATAGCATGCTACGCATAGCCTGCATCCTATAAATCCACTTGCCTCTATCTACATTGAGATAGTCAGCCTGCCAGTCTGGGTTACGCTGTGATAAATCTGTAACCATTAACTGCTTAAGAGCCTGTAATTCTTCAGCACCTGATTCGTTATATGACTGATAACCCTGTGCCTGTAATTGTGAATCCAACAAATTCATATTCTTGCGGAACTCAATCCAACCAACTTTGATATTAGCATCACGCTTAAGTTGTGCAGGGTCGCGCCGTTCACGGAATTTATCAGTTGAACCAGGAACTGGGGCATTTCCATATTGCCATGCATATACAGCCTCAGAGAAGTCATACTTACCATCTGGGTCATTAACCAAGAAACCAATCATTTCAGGGGCTGTCTGACCAATCTGGCTTACTAAGTCGTTATATCTCTTGATATTACTAAATGCCTTCTGTGATGCTTGAGCACCAGTTGGGTTAAATGAAGAACTAACCAAGGCTGGACCCATTTCAGGGTACATCTCAAGGAACAACACTTCAGCATCTCTACCATAAACATCCTGTAATTTACGGAATTGTTTTGAGTAGAAACTTAATGGTGAATCATATTGAGCAGCAAATGGCATTACAAGGTTAGACAAAATACGAACCTTGTAGAAGTCATTAGTTAACTTAGATACTTCCTCTAGGCTAGGCATGTTTTCACGCTCACCAAGGTTGTACTTAATTAATTCATAGCGGTAAACCGTATTAAATGTACGGCTCCAAAGTTCATCTTGTCCTATAGCAGATGCAAATTTCTGTGCTGCTGGTGGTAGCAGTTGGCGCAGTACGCCTTCTTGTGTACCAAAAGGTAAAACTGGAAGAACTGAAGATGTAAATATATCTTCTAAGTCTGGCTTTGCTTTAACCAATTCATTGACTGGCATAACCACTAGAGGACCAAAACCTGCTAGATATTCACCTTGGAATAGAACATCAAGGCTTCGTACTGGGATAGATACTTGTGTACCAGTAGCACGGATAGCCTCAGCCATGCCCTTACCCCATACTGGAATCTTTTCAATAGCGCTTATTGCGCCCTCAGACATAGGAACAACAATCTTGTTGTCGTAAGAAAACTCATTTGTTGGGTTACCTTCAGCATCAATAACATTTGGTTGGTTACGAAGTGATGAAACTATTTGTCCAGCACGAGCAACAACTGCAGGGTTTTCTGTGGCAAGTCCACTCCAACGGCGAATAGTGTTCTCCCATGCGTTAAAGAACGGCATGATAAAGCGCATTTTCTCGCCTGCATAAGACTTACGAATAATTGTAAATAGAGTCTTATTAACTTCCTTGCGGGTGCTTTCAACTACATCCCTGCGTAGGTTATTAATCTCATCAACAGTTAATTCAGCCTTAGTGTTTCCTGTGTTTAAACGCTTTGTTGATAATGCAACATCAAGTTTGTCTTGATAGTCTGAACGATATATCGCTCTAGCCAATGGGTGACGAGCAAGCGTTGTTTCAGGTAGTGAACCTAGGAAGTAGAACGCTCTATCAATAACTTTAGCAGCAGCATCTGCAAGGTTACGAGCCTGTGGGCTAGTAGGTACAATGCGACCAACAATATCTGGTAGTTCTGTTGCGTTCTTAAAGTGATTGCGTAGCCATATTTCGTTTACTTGACCAGCACGGAAGGCTTCTTGCATCTGTGAATTTAGGTGTTAATACATCCTCAACAAAGTTATTGTGCTCAGCAGCAAAGAACTGTGATGGGTGGTCTACGAATCTACGGTAAGAATCTGTGTTGTCAGTACGGTCATATAGTATTTGACCTAACTCACCACGGAAGGCATCATCAATTTCTACTTTGGTGCCATCATAAAGAGTTACAATCCTACGACCAGTTCCTTGTATTTGTTTAGGAGCACCAATACGGGTTTCCTCAACAACACGAGCATCTAGTTTTACTAGTAGGTTTTCTAAATTCTTCTTAGAAACAGCCTGCATATCTGCTGCTTCTCTTACAATTTGTGCTAAACCTGCGGTTGGATACTCTCGTTTACTGGAGAGGGATTCGGATAACTCTGCAATGCGTTCTCTAGTGCTCTTTCCGCTAAGAGTCGGGCGAAGTCCTTCCGCTCTTGCGGTGACATTTCCTCTACTGGCTTCGGTGCCTTGACCCAGTGCAAACCTTGCTGTTGCTCCTTCATCGCCTGTTCCTCTCGTTACGATAAATGCATTGTCCCAGTCACCTCTAGCAATAGCAGCCAAATCTGCAACTGACTTTTGGTTTCTTTCTACGCCAAGTTTAACTGCTTGAGCGCGGTCCATAATAACATTAGTTGGCTCAGCCCAGATATGTGGCACGCCATCTATATCTTCAACCCATGTACCAAAGTGGTCTGCTTTACCAAACTTTTCAAGATTCTTTTCAAAGTGTGCTGCTACTGAATCTATCCAACCCTGTGGGTTTGCTGAAGCATCTTCTAACTTGAAGGTGTGTGTAGCACCACGAACGGCTACTGAGATGCCTTCAACTGGAACATCTCCAGCGAAGTCAAATGTACCGCCCTGATTCTTAATAGTACGCTCAATAATGCTAAGCATCCGTGGCTCATTGCCAAGGATTTGCTGTTGTCTTTTAACAGAATCAAGTCTGCGTTGAGTTAAAGTCACAAATGGACTTTCGCCAAAACCTTCTACCATCTCAGGGTCTACAAGAACCGTAGCCCTACCGTTAGCCTTGTTATCAGGCAAGATTACTTTGCCAACTCCGTTGGCTCGCATCCAATCAAGAAGTTCCTTTTCTTTGCCTTCCCATGCAGCACGGTTACGAGGTGTGCCTTTTTCAATACCAAGAACATTTTTTAATTCTGGGTAATCAACAAGGTTTAAACGAGGACTGCGTAGGTTTTCTGTACGAAGGTCAACTTCAGTTCCATATACCTTTTGACTAATTACTGCACCTTGATTGCCAGGTTTACGGATTCTAAACTCAGCAGTTGTAAGTAACTTTTGAGATACTGTATTTGGGTCAACGGTTGTCCAACGACCTGTTTGTGGATTCAATACTTCTACAACATTTCCGTTGTTTACAGTATTAATAAAGCCTTCACGCATATCAGCGCCAATAGTTTGCATTGATGGTGAAACTGGTCGCTTAGGTGTTTTAGGTGGAAGTATTGCTTCAACCGTAACCGCATATCCATTTTCAGCATCTCCACCACGGCTTAGAACACGAAACTTTGTTCCTGCTGGCAAAAGAACTTCTGATTCTCTATTAACCATCAGCATAGATTCGCGTTGAAGATTTGCGTATCCTAAGTTTTTCATTTGATTATAGGTTTCGGCAATATCTAAAGCATTTAAACCTTTAGGAAGTTTCATTTCTATTTGTGTAGAAATTGAACCTGGCAGTGTCAATGGTCCACCAGGTTGAAGATTTAATACATCAACTTTTTCTATTGGACTTGGTGTAGCAAAATTTCTAGCAACATTATCATTGTAAGTTGTTGATACAAAAGCAGGTTCTTCAATAATATCGCCAACTTGCGCGGTTGCAAAAGGGCTATTTCGGTTAGTTGTTCCGCGATATACAGTTAATGGCTTAGTAAGAACGCTTCGTTGAATTGTTCTTTGCAACCCTTTTGGAAGTTCTGGAACATTTTTTCCACGAGATACTGCAAAATTTGGGTCGCGTAATCCAGCCTGAACATCACCAAAATCTCCATTTACATAAGAGTTAAGTTCTGTAAATGCTTCATCGCTAATGCGCTCAACGATTGGTTGCGTGCCAATTTCTGCAGCAGGAGAGCGCTCTAAATTCTTAGGTAGCGGATAAGCACGACCAGATAAACGCTTGTATATTTCAGATGCAGATATACGAGGCATACCAGCATCTGCATACTGTTCTGCAATATCTTGGCTAAATGACATAGCCAATGATCTGTTCTTATCTAACGCTCTAATAGGAGCAGTAGAGCCGTGATATAGATACTGTCCTGTTAGGTACTCAGAAAGTTCAAGTAATTCTTTATATTGTTCTTCGTTTAACTTGCCCTGTAAGAACAAGCGCTCTGCAGCCTGTGCATAAAGACGAGCCTCATTAATAACCTTTTCGGTAGCAAAAATCTCAGATTGAGTTTCTGCAAGGCTACGGCGAATCTGAATTGAATCTTCACGCAGACCTTTGTTTACAAGTGTTCTATCCGCAAGGCGTTCTATACCTTGAACACGGTTGTTATACCAAGACTTAAATCCATCGCGGTTTAAATCACCAAGGGCTAACAAACCGTAGCCTTTACCTAAGATAGATAGCGTTGCTTCGCTAACATTTCGGATTGTGTAACCAAGGCGTAGAAGTACTGAAGCCTTCCACATATCATTTAAAATACCTGTTACATAACGCATTTCATCTGGGTCAATAATTTCACCCTTGCGACCAATACTCTTAAGCACACCCTTGTTTGCTTGTAGAACACGGGCATAGTTTTCTAGGTCTACCATAGGCAGTGCGTTAGCACCTTGGCGCTCTAAGTAAGGAATCTTAAGAATAACATCATCATTAGTCATTAAGAACTTACGGTCACGAATAGTATCTAGTGCAGTTTGACGGCGTGATTTATATTGATTCCAAATAAATAAACCTTGCTCATCAGTTAATCCAAGGCTTCTATTAACCGCACTAATTGCTAAATCTTCAAAAGAAACTGCTACGGTTGAGCGTAGTTCTGGTAAACCACCAGCACGCAAGTAGGCTCTTGTATGTTCGTCAATAATTGGTTGTGCTACATTGCCACCGACTAAACGGCGAAGTTGCTCACCAAATGCAGTCATTTCACCAAAAGAATCAGAGTCGTTAAAGTTAACATACCCTGCTGGCTTTTCTTGGAAAGTGTCGCCAATCTTTTTAATACCAAAGTTTACAACTGCAATAAGTGGATGATACTTAGTTGGTTGTATAACTCCAACGGTTGGAAACTTAGTAGGCTTGTCTATACCTTTAACTCTTGCTGCTTTGCTTTCAGCACGGCTAATAGCCAACTTCTCAAATACTGGCTTACCAAATGTACGCTTACTTAAGTCCGCAGGCTTGTCGTTAAATGAACGAATCATGCGGTAATAAGGGTCAGCCTCTACTTGCTTAACTAACTCAGTGGCTGTATCTAACTTATCAACATCATCTGTAATACCATTGGTTGGTACATTGTTTAAAACTTTTTTATCTAAATCTGTTGTGTCATTAATCTTATCAAGAACAAACGCCAAGTCACGGCGCTTGGCAATAAGACGGGCAGCAGCAGAACCAATCTCTTTGCTTGTACCAAGACGGGCTGTAGCAACAAGAGTATCTGCAACATCATCTACTGTCTTTGCTTCGCCAAGCATATATGCCAAGGTGTCGGCATCATTAGATTGCTGAACCATTGGGTGGTTGCGGATAGCAACTCTATCTGACTTAGCAAACCAAGATAGCGTGTTGTAAAGTTCTCCGCCTTCTTCACGACCCTCGTTAATTGTTCTAGCCAAAGTCTGTGGAGATATGACTTTAACGGAGCGCAAACTCTTAGGCATTAAAAAGTCTTTAAGTAATCTATTTGCATTTGTATCTTGTGCACCAAGTGGGCGGGTTACAACTGCTTTACGAGCAAGACCTGCAGCCTTACCCAATTTACCTAGTGGGTCAGTTACTGTTGTAAAGAAAGTATCGTAGGCACCACTAAGACCTCTAGCGCCCCAATCCTCATCAAATACTTTACGGTCATTAGGGTCAAATATATTAAAATCACCAGCAGCAAGTTCATCTGGACCCAACATACCAAAAGACCACTTAGACTGTAAGTAAGATAGCGCTTGTCCTGGGGAGATTTCTTCACGATTTTCCCAAGACTTCTTTACATCAAAACTACCAAGTGTTGTTAATGCTGCTGATAATGGTTGGCGCAAGAAGCGACCACCAGTTTCATAAGAAATCATTGCTGCTGGCAACAAAACTTTATCTACTGCAGCGCCTATTGGCTTGCGGATTGGATAAGTTGTTGCTTGTAGTGTTGTTCTAAAAGCGTTACCTGCAAAGTTAAACGCATCTCCTACCCAACTTTTATCATTGGAGGACACAGAAGAAAGGTCAAACAACATTGTCGGTAAGCCGATTTCATTGGCAAACCCATTACCTTGCAGTTTCTGTGCTGCGTTTCCGAGTAGGTCGCTAAAACTCATAGTACGCTTTTTAGATACCTTACATAATTACGGAAAGAATTAGATGTGCTTGGCAGTTCTGCCATTATTGACAGGTATGGAAGCGCTTGGCGCATACGGTCAGCATCTTCACCCATTGCAGTTTGGTCTGTGGCATACATGCCTTCAAGACCAGTTGTTGCTCCAGTAAGAATATCTTCTTGTGGACGAGTTGTAGGTGCAGTTAGTGGCACTAAATCTGTTTGTCCAGTTGTACGAAATGCACGATTACCTGAAGGTGATTGTCTTAGGGCAGGGTTTTGTCCTGACATTGGGGCACTTGTTTGCATGTCATAAAAATCTTGTGCGTTATCTATACCTGCAGCGTATCTTGCTGGTTGTCCATTAGTTCCAGCACCGCCTGTTGCGGACACCTGAAAGTTTTCGTCTTTTGCTTTCGCCATTTTTCCTCCCACCTAAGTTCGGATATTTAAAATTATGAGCAGTTTTGAAACTTACTCAGGTTTATTAATTACTTATTGCGTGAACCGCGAGTTCCGCTTGGATTGCTTGAGAAATATGTCTTGCCGCCTTTTGATGATGCTTTCTTTGCCATCATTGGCTTCTGCATTGGAGCCTTACCTGCTGAACCTTGGTTCTTAGGCTTCTTTCCTCCTGCTATGGATTTCTTCATGTGTCACCTCCTTATGCAACTGGTAGTCGTCTTACGAGGGAAGCCTGAAGATTAGGTTCACCTCTTTGTGTCAAACTTGCTAAAAGCGACTGAACATCTGGGCGACCACCTGGAGAGATTTGTCCTGGAGCCACACCTTGCATACGACCAGTTTCACTTAGTCCCATTGGAAGTTGCCCACCACCTGGGGGGACCGCACCTGCCTGCCCAAGCATGTCGGGACTTACACCTTCAGGGGTCATCATCGCACCAGGTGGGGGATTCTGTGGTTGGAACGCCTCAGATACTGCTTGCTCAATAGGCGTACCTTTTTGGCGTTGATTAATGACAGTTGATAATTTGTACAAAATGTCTGAAGGATTTTGTCCTTGAGATGCAAGTGCTGGAATTGCTTGAGCATAAGAGGCAATAGCCTGCTTCATTGCATCGCGCAAATCTTCTGTATCAACTTTTTCTTCTTCTTGTGTTGCATTAAATGAAAATGGCATTTGACGGCGTAGGAAGTCACGAGATATAAGTTTATCTCCGCGAGCCTGTAAGCCGAACACTAATGCACGGTTTGGGTCAAGCCCTGCCATAAGTCCATATTGAACATCTACTGTGTAGTCTTTATCAATATCACGGCTTGGCTTGTATTTAATTGCGTATGGAACACCATTGCGTACACCGCGTAAGTTCTTTTCCATATCGCCAAAAACTTTTTCGTCTACCTTTAGTGCGAGTCCAATTAACTCAACAAAGGAACGAGCAAACATTGCATGGGCTGTTTTGATTTGTGTATCAAATCCACCCATAAGAGCCTGTACACCACGACCTGTAACGATTGAAGAATCAATGTTTCCTGTGCGTGATTCAGGGTAACGGCTTCCTAAACGAAGTTCTCCTTCAAGTACCTGCTGTTGAGCAAAAGCACCTGGTGGTATATCAATAGATAATCTGCGAACATCTGAAGGTCTTTCAGTTCTAATAACGGCATCTGGTCCAAGGGCAATCTCGCTTACATCTCTAGGGGCTACGAGTGGTGCTTGAACTGCTTTAGTTGCAGCCTCAAGCGAAAGTAGTGCGTAACGAGCCTTAGCAACTTGAATTGCCAATACATCGTCAAACTGTCCTCTTGATTCAGAGTCAAGTGATGGTCGCTGAATTACACGAATAAGAACTTCACCAATGGGATTTGGTGCCCTATCTATGACTATGTTGTTTCTTTGAGGAACAAATAGAATATCTTGGTCTTTGTCGTGATAACGAATAATTTCCAACATTGAGTTGGTTGAATCTTTATCATATAGAAGATGTGCATATTCTGGATATGTAGCCATTAAATCAGCCAGTGGCTTTTTAATTCTTTGATACATACCATGGACTTTGCCAAAGCGGTCAATGATTGGATAGCAACCATAAGAATCTAAGAAGCGGATTCTTGGCATGTTGTTATCTAGGTCAACCTCAACCTGTGCTGGTACAAAACCGTAAGAAACATAACGGTCGGCAGCAGTAAACATCTGGGTTTGTAAATCAGAAAAGTCAACAATTCCGTTTACAATCTCTTCGCGCTTGTCTGCCTTCTTGCGTTCTTTTTCTGACACCATAGTTGGTGAGTTGCAGTTAAAGGCAGGAAGGGGTGCGATAACTTCTGACAAATCTCGTGCTGCAATGTCCACCATGTTTGCAACAATAGGGTTCTCAAATGGACCGTCTGGAAACAAATCTGGAAACACATCACGCATACGACCCTTGCGTACAAGAAGGATTTGCTCCATGCGAGTATCGCGGTCAGCAAAGGCTTGCTTGTAGCGTTCGTAATTAGTTTTAATTTCGTCTAGGGAAAGTGGCACGCCTAGTCCTATTCTATGAGTATATGTCGTCTAGTTGTAGAGTGATTTGTCGGTTGCGGTCATAACGAGTGTGGAACATGCTAAGGCTGTTATGAGTACGGGCAAATGTTGAGGCATTTGCTACCCTGTCACGGCAACCAAGTTCGGCGAACCAAAATGCCATTACGGTATCTGTCTTTTGACTTTTCGGAGCATCTGGATACCAGGTCACTAATTGCTCAATGAGCGCTTTGATTCCTTCAGAAGCATGGGTTGATGGAAACTCAATTAATGCGTTGTCATCTTCCCAACCGTGGAATAGTGTCGTCAGGGATGCAACCCCGAAATCAGTATCCCATTTGTTTTGACCTGTATGATGTTCTCGTAGTATTGCACCCCTGGACGAAAGGTATTCTCGTACCTCACGGTCCTGAGTTAACATTGTTTGGAAAGCATTTTTCTCAACTCGCCACTCAGAAATTTGATAATCGTCAGTCCAGTTTTTAATTAATTCTCGTATTGCATCAGGCTTCATGCCAGCGACATTGGATACATCTAGCAGGTATCTCTTCTGTGTAGATATATCTAAACCTAAACATACGGCTGCGGTATGACCTGAGCCTGCAGGGTCTAGTCCTGCAACCACAATCAATCCATCCATACCGTTTGGTCTTACACCAGCCTTGCCTTTAGGTATGCGACCAACATTGCGAGCACCATTAATAATTCCTTTAATAGCCTCGGATGGAAATGCTGAATCTTCGTGGACTTGTTGTTGCTGATAAACCATTGCCCATAAGTTTGGAGATAGTCTTGCCCTGCGTTTGTGGAGAGCCTGTCCATCCCACTTGCGGTACAACCCATCAGCATCGGGAGAGCCAACACCTGATATGGGGGCTATGTTAGTTTTTGCCCATAGCGTTACCCACTTGTCGGGGTCCTCGTTAAATTCTAATACTGCAGGTTGTGCAAAGTAAGTCCATGGGGAAGTTTCATCAGGGTAGCGCATAGGGTCGCGTAGTTCTGAATATAAATCTCTAGGTCTTAGGCGAGTGCCAATAATTAAAAGTTTGCCCCCGTTGTCGTCAATACGGGACATAACTTCAGATTGAATCCAGTCAATTTGCTTTTCGTATTCATGGGCGTTGGTGTTATCAACACAGTCATCCATGATAATTAAATCTGCACGAGCACCGTAGATATGACCCCGTACACCAATAGCCTGCACGGTAGGGTCCTTTTCACCTGAGTCACGAGCCTCGGATGATAGGTAAATGAGGTCCTGCTTCCATGAATCAGAATTCTTTTCAAATCCCCCTGGAGGTCCAAAGGTAAGTTGTAGGTCCTGATACTTAGGATGTGTTAGTCTGTTCTTTATGGAGAGCAGGAACTTTTGCGCCATAGCCTGTGTCTTGGACACAATCATGATTCTGATATTAGGGTTCTGGCAAATCCGATAGACAGCATAGTTGACCGTAATGGTCGTAGACTTTGCGTGCTCTGGTGGAGTGTTAACAATTAATAAATCTTGAGCACCCTGTTCATAGGTTATTGAAGGGTGTAAATCTTTGGGTTCTCTACTCTCCAGTAGGTCAATCCAGTGTTCTTGATGCTTGAAAACTTTGGTACCCAGATACTTTTCTGAGAATTCGGGGAAGGGTGGTACTTCCCCTCTTGTGTTTCCTATTTCACCTCTTGCGGTCATAGACCGCACCTTGTCTACAGCCAGTGCGAAACTAGGGTCTACCTTTCGGTAGTACTCGTAGGTCTTAACACTCCTACCTACGGCATCCATAGCCTTTTGGGTAGAGTAACCCTGCATTAAAAAATCAATAACTTGCTTCTTGATGGCATCACTTTTATGTGATGCAGAGGTTACGCGCTTTCTTTCCATAGGTTCTCCAAGGCGGACTGTAGGGAGCCTTGGGCTTAACTTCTAACCGAAGGGCGAAGTTCAAACGAAGCCCGAAGGTTAGGGCTAATACTAGGCAACAACCCTACGGGTTGTAGTTAATGTTCGGAGGCTCCGATAATTTTGCCTCCTCACTTATACTATAGGTGTCCAGAAGGTCCTTAGCGGACACTTCTGG